CGCAGATTTCGGGTTCTAAACGATAACTATTGATCTGTACACTCAAGGCTTCTTGGTACTCTCGCCATGAAGCTTCTGAAGCTGTTACTTGATCCATATTTTTGTCGCTAAATTTCATCAAGAATAAAAACGGATCATACACATAATGTCCGTAGCCAAACAAGTGGTTACAGAAATTAGTGATGTGTGAGTGTGTTTGTATTTTAATTCCATCTTTAAAAATCAGGTTAAAGAATCTCGTATCGTATTCCGGATTCTCTGTTTTCATAAGGACAGTGGAATCATCACCTAAATTCATCTGTGCAGCCCAGTCCTCATCTTTGATCAACATGCAGAGCATGATCATCATGAAGATAATATTACCTATCATAGTATCTGGGGCACCAGAGGGTTTCATACCTTTCCACGTACCTTTCAAGAAAGCACAGTACAATTTTGCGTGGGTTCTGGTAGAAAAGTAATCATCTAACATTTGTCTATCAGGACAGAACAACCACCAAATAAGCATCTCCATATGTGCAGTCAATTTCGTTTGGGTTGCGTCGAATTCAGTAGCATCGCCTTCGAAAATTGACTTCCATTCTTTTTGCTGAGCTAACCACTCTGCAATATCTTTGTTTGTACAACCATCAGCAATCAGCACTTCTGGTTTGATACATCTTTTGAGTAATGCTTTAAAGTACCTGAACAGTGTACTGTACATCACATTCATGGCTTTCTCCATAGCTACTACAGGTTGACCACCTTTGTTGCGCAAAGCGTGTTCTAGGGATCTAGCTTTCACCTGTTGTTTTAAAAACGAGTTAACTGCTAAAGTCATGCCACGTAACGTCATGTCTGCTTGATTCGTATCCATTTTGCAAACTCGACAGAAATTGTTATAAGCTTTAATTAGCTCATCGTCTGCGACGACTTCATCAATAGCAGTATTATAGAGTCCTTCATCGATGTACCTTTTGAAGAATCTTGTTCTTATTATCCCGAAGTACTCTTTAATCTCGTCCACGTTACTCTCTTGCCACCTGGCAGCTTGCTCGTTCACGGCCATGCGTGCTAGCAACGTTGCAACTGTTTGCGTAAATGAGTTTCTGTAATGTCTCTTACCATACGCATCAAAGCCAACCTTCTTAACCTGAGCTGAATAAATGTTAATCTTTGTAGTGTCAATCACTGCATTTACAACTTCAGGTGGGGCAAATAACATTGCCTCTTCA